GATATCTTATTAAGCACCAACATTGGAGTCCTCTCGAAATGGTGTCCGCCTGCATCGAGATTACTACTACAAGAGATATCGCAAGACAAATCCTTAGACATAGAAGCTTCAGTTTTCAAGAGTTCAGCCAGCGTTATGCTGACCCAACAAAGGATCTCAGCTTTGTACTTAGAGATGCTCGCAGACAAGATACCAAAAATAGACAGAACAGTATAGAGTTAGATCTTAATAACGATGCTGATCGATTCCTTGCAGCTGGTTGGGAAAATATACAGAATAGCCTAATTACTAAAGCTAGAGAAGCATACGAATGGGCTATTATTAATGGTATTGCTAAAGAACAAGCTCGTGCTGTATTGCCAGAAGGACTTATCGAAAGTCGTTTATATATGAATGGTACATTGCGCAGTTGGATTCATTTTATTGAATTGCGTAGCGCTAATGGTACACAAAAAGAGCATCAGGAAGTTGCAATCGCTTGTGCAAAAGTTATCGCTAATATCTTCCCAATGACTACAGATCTCATTTAAAATTTTCTACTGGATATTGTTCGGTATGCCAGTAGAATTCTCCTTTTAAGAATTCATCATCTAGTATTTGATTCATTTTATCTGAATCATTTCGATATGTTTCTCCCCACCATTTGCCTGCACTAGCACCACTTCTAGTATATTCGTTAATTCCAGCATGAGTTAATTCATGCAATCGATCTGCATCTGTAGTAGTGGCAGCTTCTCTAAAACTATCTCTCCACCAGTTTACTCTATCGTCTTCTGTGATTTTTTCTTTAGTCCGTGCTTTAAAAAAACTAGGATCAAATAGGTTTACATGTTCTTTGAATTGTGTTTCTAACCAATCGTAATCATTTATCTTAGATAATGCCTCTAAATCATTTTGATATGTTGTGCCATACCACTTGCCTGCACTAGCACCTGCTTTGCTGTATTCACCAAACGGTTCTTCTCCGCCGATATATAACCACGCATCTAATCTTGTTTCTGTTTCAGTATTAACTTGTCCTGCAATTAGCCGGCTAGACAGTTTAACACACTCTCTAAATGCACTACGCCATGTGCTTAACGGGTCTGTATTAAACTGTGTTACATTACTTAACTCAGGCATAACTTTAAATCGTTTACTGATACTTGTAGTCATATCTGGGTTGGTAAAATCCATATTCAATGTCAACTGTGTAGGCAATAACTTTACTGCACCATATCCGTATTCTAATCCGTTTACTGGATTTATGCTACGCCATACATGCACAATATCTTCTTCTTCAGGTAGCAGTTTTACATCAAACTTAAAACTAGGAAGTATCTTTGCATCAGCATCTACAACATAAAACATACTAGTTGTAACTTGTTTAGCAGCTTTCAAGTGTGCTTCTCGAATTCCTTTTACATCACTTACTCTTATAATTCTACGATAAGGAAACTGTGTAAGTAAATCAATATACTTACTAGTAGCCAAAGGTTCATTATAACTTATAAAAACAATATCGTACATTATCTTTTCCTAATTATTCTTGGGCTATTGTTAAACACAGTTTTAAAATATTTGCTAGATTCTTTACAAGGATCAAACAATTCTAAACCACATTCATGTTTCAGCGTTTCTCCTAACCCAGATATTTCATGCCGTAGCATATCGTTTGAAACTTTACTGTATGTTGTTTCCCATTGATCTGTTAGCCAATCAAAGTCACGAACATTTGCATAGTCCCAATCTGTACAGTTGGTTAAGTATGCACCTTCCCTAGCACCATATATGCTCCATAATCCATTCTCAACATCTGCACCAATATTGCACCAAGTTAATAACCGATGATAATTTTGCCACCATACAGTTTTAACATCTTTTACTCGAGCTCCTTGGTCTAAACTCATTTTAACACCTTCGCGGAATCCTGCTCTCCACGCTTGGAACGGACTAGCATTTGTAAAACTTTCACTATAATTTTCATTAAACTGATAGTACTTGTTATCAAAACAAAATTCAACCAGACCTTTTTTATCGTTAGGATCTGAATTTTCATGTGTGCGCATGTTATTAACAAATTTAGGTGTCCACATTTTCAAACCACCGTTACCATACATTAAATGATTAACGTGAACTTTACCACACCAGCTGAACACATAATCTTTAGTAACTTTTAATGCATCTAAATCAATTTCTACTTCTAAAAATGCAGGATCAATAATATTGTCACCGTCTACTGTAACAAAGTATTCAGTTTCACATTTAGCGGCACAGGCTTTGTGGGCTGCGTCCGATCCTTTAACTCCGTGTACTCGTTTAGCCCATGGTACTTTTGTCAACAAATCTGCGTAATTTTTCTCAGCGTTGGGTTCATCATAACTGAGAAAAATTATATCTTGTTCAATTACTTTAATATTGTTCACGTGTTCTCCAAACTTTTAATGCATATTTAATGCTGGCTAGATTTGTTGTTAAGGCTATTTCATTTATATTTTCTTCCCATTTTGTTTCATACGGAAAAATTAATTTATCTAAAACTATTTTTTTAAGTTCCATTTTGAATGTTCTAATTAAAAAATCTGGATCGTTTCCTAATGTAACAAATATTAATAAATCAGCTATTGGTAATTTATTTTCATAATATTTTTTTCTAAAGTCATCGGATGCAAGAAATAGCCATTGCTTGTTATATTCATCTCTGTGTATTTCTATTTCTGCATTGTCGGTATCTTTATTATCTATCCATTTCAACAAACGATTTTTAAAATTATGCTCTTCAATTACCCTTATAGGCACAAGCCCTGGAACTGGATTTCCATTTTCATCTATTACTGTACTTACACGGAAATCTAGAAATTTATCTAAACCTGTAACTAATCTATGATGTTGGTCATATGTTATTTCTACAGCTAATTCATATTTCTCATCTCTATGATTATTAGACGAAATAATTGTGCCATCCTGTAAATAGTGAACATAAAATTTTGGTTCTACGATAATTTGTTCATCTATTTGTTTTAATTTTTTACCTCGTCTGGACATGCGTTAACTCCTCTAATTTATTAACAATCTCATTTGTTAAAAAATCTTTTTCTACATAATGAAATAGTTTCGTCTGCCGCATATTACCTACAGTTAAATTGCCATTAAAATTACTTAAAACATTAGATTGCCAACTACCTCCATGAGGCAATTTCATGTGAACAAATTCCATAGGATTATTTACATCTAAAACTTCTTCATGAGCAGACATGATTTCTATCGTAATAGCAACTGCTAAATCCATGCTGATCCAATTTTGATAACTATTAGGAGCAAATTTAGTCCAACACCATTCCCAGTTGTTTGTTACAAACTCTAAAATTTTAAAAAATTCATAACTATATTCACTCTTTTTAAAGTAGTATAATGCACAGTAAGGACTGGTTAAATTATTGCTTATAAATGCTTGTCGATTAACAATATCTACTACAGGTTCCATTTTAAAATTACGGATTCGATTAGTAAATTTAATATTATAATTTTTACAGTAATTCCACCAGCCATTTATATCTTCTAATAATAACATATCAGTATCTAATACTATTGTTTCATCATATGGAGTGGCATAATAGACTTTCCAACGATTTTCTGTTTGGTATGGACCACTAGATTCTGAATAAACAAACGGTATAGGAATAATTTTATCAAATGCTGAGATATATTCTTCAGGTACTCGATCATTAGTAATTAATGAAATATTCGTAACAGAAGATTGTGATAATCGAATACTTAAAGCCAACGCATAAGCCTGTCTTATATAATCAACTGTAGAAGTATTCTGAGCAAAAACAACAAATCCTTTAGACACCAGAACCTCCATCGATGAACCTACCTAAACTAAATTTATTCATAACATGTATATCTAAACCTTTAGTTTTAGCGGCTATATATTCTCCTGGAAAGTCTTTCTTTTCTAATAAAAAAGAAAGTACATCATCTTTTACACTAACAAGTATATCAGTATCTTTTGTATAAATCATATTGCCTGGCAATTCTACCGCAAATGATCCGTTTGTTTTACCGTTCATAATATTAATTGCAATACTAAAAGCATAATCATTCCTATATAAACTAGTATCAATACCATACAATACTCTAAAATAATTCCAATTAAGTTTTATATAAGCAACTATATCAAAAAAACTTTGCATTAAAGGAGTTTTTTCAAATAAAAAAGCTGTTGCCCAATAAAATTTGACACTATAAGGATTAATTCTTTTAAACTCATCAGTATTTCGCCAACCAGCCAAATCCATGCTAGATGAATAGATTTGCAAATCATTGTCTTTCTTAAATGCCTGAGCAAGCATTGTGCTATTGATAATGTAATCACTATCAATTACTAAAGTGCGATAGTACGGACTAAGATCATATGCTTGATTTCTAGCATAATTTCTCCATTCTAAATCTTTGCCACTAAGAGCGCCATCGTTAAATCTGCGTTTTTGCACTAACGGATTATATTCAATTTCAATTATTTGATCAAAAGGATGATCAGTATGACTGCGTTCTAACCAACCTTTACTATCTGTAATCAAGCTCACAGGCAAATTTAAATGTCGTTGCGCTTGTCTAGCGGCAAATATAGCTAACTTAACATAATCAACTTGAGGATTATTTTGAGCAAAAATTACAATACCTTTAGCACTACTCATAGATTAACAATATCCACAACTTTTCTTTTTATTTTAATTTCATTATAACGATCAGCGTATTCAGCAGTTGCTGTATTGTATACTTCTACTATGTCTTTTAAAAATATTTTTAAATCTGTTATTAGAACAGGAAGATTATTATCATCTACAAGTACTATATTTTTTGTATTTTTTAAATCAACCAGTGTTTTAATAAAACTTATAAGTTCTGGACCAACTTTAAATGTTGCACCATCAACATAGTGTATTAACTGTTGATTGTATTCTTCTAAGATTATGCGTTTTTGATTTGATAGTGTAGCCATAAAGTTGGCTACTCCAAACGCTTTTTCAATTCTCTCATCCATAGATAAACTCCGTAATGTTGATAATACACTACTTTAATTATCTTGTCAAGGGAATTCTTTAAATATTTTCTGAGTTATATCAGAATAATGAATAAATCGCTTTGTTTATATCAAACAAAAGTGTAGGAAACTGTGGGAGGAGTTACTGATACATAAGTTCCAGATGCGTAATAACCCTGTACTAAACTTGTTAATGTGCCTTCTATATATTCATCAATTGCATAAGATGGATCGTGTCCTGATGAAGTCGAAAGATCCTTAAACTGTATGCTAAATGTAATGACATTTCCACCGCCATTTACACTAGCATAAATGTCATATTGATTTGGTGTGTAAGTAGAGCTGGTAGTTATTTTACTATAGATATTTTGTTGACTAGTTGTTAATTGATAATAACCCACATTACTCAAAATTGTCTGATTAGATCCACCTGGATTACTAGTAGTAGTATAATTATAATTGAATGTTATAGTACCTACTCCATTTAACAATGTATTCCAATCGCTGTTTTTTGAATAGCTACCATCCGGTGATCCGAATCCTGGATAACCTGGATAATTTATCAAACTTGCACTAAATGTAATATATCCCCCAGCATTAAAATAATATCTGGCAGAATTTTGACTTGAAAATGTTAAAGTAACGGTATGAGTTTTACTACTATTCCAAGGCGTGGTGTTTGTGCCTGTAGAAAGTACAACATAAGATGCATTACTACTTGTAGGCACAGCGTTTGCATTTGTTGTACATGCAGAACTAAGAGCTTGATATTTAATATAATCTGAATAATTTATAGATCCGCCGACAGGAACCACCGAAGGAATACTTAAACTGCCTGGGGAATTTTGATGTGTGTAAGCAGCAACTAAATCACTACGTAAATTATTCCATTGTGTTGCTGTAATTTTAGGATTGCCACTAATAGAGCTGCTACTTAGTGATTGTCCGTAACCAAATGTACCCGAGCCTGTACCAAGAACATTGGCAATTGCTGTCTGTACTGCATTGTAATCCGATGCTAATATTTTTGATCCGACACTTGCCATTATTGACCTTATTAGGAAATTATAGGATTGGCATTATTCACAGATGGAGGAGTAACACTTACATAAGATCCTGTAGCATAATATCCTTGTACAAGACTAGTTAATGTACCTTCTACATTCCAATCATTAGAATAAGGATTTCCTGGATGTGCTGTTGATAAATCTTGGAATTGAATTGTAAATGTCAAAACCGAACCAGTGCTATCTATTTGAGCGTATATATCATACTGATTCGGCGTATATGTCGAACTTGAAGTTATTTTTCTGTAAATGTTCTGTTGACTAGTTGTTAATTGATAATAACCCACATTACTCAAAATTGTCTGATTAGATCCACCTGGATTACTAGAAATAGTGTGACCATAATTAAAAGTTATAACTCCTAAATTAGTCAGCAATGTGTTCCAATCACTATTTTTTGAATAACTAGTATCTGCACTTCCGTAGCCTGGAAAGCCTGGATAATCAATTAAACTTGCTTGAAATGTTACAGTTCCACCGGCATTGAAATAATATCTAGCTTGTGCAGAATTTGTAAAAGTTAAAACTACAGTATGGGACACTGATCCGTTCCAAACTGTAGTTCTAGATCCAGTTGAAAAAGTTGCAGTAGATGCTTGCCCGGCAGGAGGTGTAACTAACGCATTCGCAGTGCAGGCATTACTGATGGCTAGATATTTTGCATAATCAGAATAAGTAACTTCTTGCCTTACTACTGGCGATGAAGGAATACTTAAACTGCCTGGAGAATTTTGATGTGTATATGCTGAAATTAGATCGCGTCTAAGATTTAACCATTGTGTAGCAGTAATATTTGGAGTACCAATAATTTGTGTACTATATATAGTCTGGCCGTATCCAAACGAACCCGACCCTGTACCTAATACAGTAGCAATTGCAGATTGTATTATGTTGTAGTCATTTGCATAAATTTTCGAACCTTGACTTGCCATTGGTAACCTTTAATGAACTTTATTTATTATAGTATTACACACTCTACAAGAGTTTCAGTAGAATTAGTACAATTTTCAAGAGCCATGGCAAAGCAAATTGGTGCTGTATCACCATTGCCAAACATTACATTCATACTGGCCGCTTGTCCGCTTCCGTAAGGAGCTATCATGTCACCTTGACTACAACCTCCTATAATTTTAACAGGAACTCGACCTTTCAAAGCTACAAATACACCACCGGCTAATCCTTCGTTCATCTTAAATGCTGGATTGGTACTAATTGCTCCAATAGCTTTATCACCGTACCCTGCTGGACGAATTTCTGCTGAACCTCCTATAGTAACAACAGTACCTGGGCTAAATTCTCCGCACTCGGGAGATGGTAAATATTTTTCTGCCAAGTCAGCATATTGCGCACTAGTAGCTGTTCCATAAAAGGTATTAGCATAAATGTTAGAATTACTATCCCTAGCTGCTATAGTTGTTGCAGAACTAGCTGTAGTTGCACTAACATAAGTACCACCTAGATTCACATAATTTGCATTAGTCGCTGTACCAACAAAATTGGTTGCGTAAACATTATTCCAAACATAACTGCTGTTACCTAAATTACTTGTTAAAGTAACTCCTGGTAAAACATCAGTACCTTTTAATGTTAAAGGATATTTTGATTGCGAAGCTACTGTGGTTTTAAATATAACAGTATCATTATAAGAATTATAAAATGTAGGATACGCTGTTACAGGATCGTTAAAGACTTGTAATTTTACTGGGCTACCAACTGTATATCCTGTATCAGCAAAATTTGGTGTTCCGCTAAATGTAGGATTTGAAGCTAATAAGTAGTTAGATGCTAATTGTCCACCGAGTCTATCAGAATTAGTAGCTGTGCCCCAAAATCTATAATTAACAGAATTTTCTGTTACTCCGTTGTCAGCATTTTTTGTATAAGCTAATGTTACACCTTGATGTATTTTATCAAATCCAGTAATAGCATTAATACTAGGATCTAAAGTAAACGCACTGTCTGCACTGATAATAAAAATTGTCTGGCCGTTATCAACCGCTTGGATAATTGCATGCGTTGCTCCATTTTCAAGATCAGTAACACTGATAGATTGCATCTGTGTAATGCCTTGTCCAGCAACTCCTTGCGGTCCAATCAACTGAAAAGTCGATCCTGTGTATGCAAATAATTGATTAGTGCTAGTATTGAACCAAAAATCACCTTGAGTAAGTCCGCTAGGCTGAGATGCACCTATTTCGGCTCCACCGGTTGTTCGGAAACTACTACCGTCCCAGAATTTTAACTTGCTTGTACCGCTATCAAACCAAATTTGTCCTTTTAAAGGATTCGGGGGTTGCGTTGTATTTGCAAAATTTTCTAATAGCCATACAAAATTATCGTTTTGTGACTGCCCGTATCCAGCGTAATTCTTACCAATTAAGGTAAGGTCTGTAGACGTATCAACAGTACCGTCTGCAACTGTAGTTAATAGTGTACCATTGTAGTGATTAATCGTATATGACATCTCGCTCGTTCCTTATTCCTAGTATTTATGCTATTTTAACTTATAAATTAGTTTGATAAGTCCATACTCCGCTTATTAATTGGTATTGTTTTATAGTACTATCGCTGCATTGGACTCTAAGATAGGTGTTATTTTGATGCTCCAATACTGGAAATATCTTATTCAACAAGTTTGCAGCGATTTGATCTGTGGTTAACCCTGTAGTTACTAGGCTTAGACCTAGATTTATACTAGAAACTGCCGTATCTACATAAGTTTTGTTGGCGCCATCGGTGTCGCCTGTAGGAGTTGCAACATGAGTAATTCGACTGCTACTGACATCTACTGTTCCGGTTCCTTTTGGCAATAGATATATTGTTCCACTTCCTGAAGATGAATTTACATAAGAAATTGTACTGTTTGCAGTATTTAAATATGCTGCTTGTAATGAAGTCAATGCACCAATACTAGTTAAACCTGGAGCTGATGTTATTACAGATCCTAAAGAAGTACTGCTTAATACACTGGTTCCATTAATGTAATAACCTACACTAGCATTAGAACTGCATAGATTAATAAAATCTGATATGTTCCAATATCCTGAATTTGTCGAAGTACTAGAACTAGCTGTTGATAACCAATCAATAAACTTGTTAGTTGTACCTAAAAGTGTAATACCCCCACCGCTGGCTGTTGTATCAGTAGGCACTGATGTTGTACCTAAATTAATATTTTTATCAGCTATATTAACTGTTGTACTGTTTATAGTATCAGTACTACCTTGTACGGTTAAATTGCCTCGTATAATTGTATTACCATTTACATCTAATGTGGCGCCGGGACTAGATGTGTTAATTCCTAAATATTGATTTTGTGCATTTATGAACAAACTCGGAACTAACGAACCGTTACTATCTAAATTAATGCTAAAATTTAAATTTGAAGTATTGGAATTAATTTGAAAAATATTACTAGATGAATTAATGTTAAAAGCAATATTAGATCCAGTACCTAAAATTAAAGGATTATTATTTTGTATATTAATTTGTCCGGAAGTTGTAGAATTTTCTACAGATGATAAAAAATTGGATGCTGTTTTTAAACTGCCATCGGACGCTACTAGAGATTGTGCTTGAGAAACTACTGTATCGAACACTATCCCAGGATAACTACCCACGTTAAATCCTATGTTTATTTTACTACTGCTAGCTGTTATAGTCGTGGATAAAACTGTTGCAGAATTGCTTACTGTATAAGTACCTGTACTACCAGTAAGGCCTGTAAGTTGACCTGTAATAATTGTACCCGGAGTCACTCCAATACCTGAAATGGTTTGTCCGACATTTAAACTTCCGCTTGCAATAGCTGTTACAGTTAGTACATTTAAAGTTTGACTAGCCGTAAATTGAGCTGAACTAGTGAATCCCGGAATAGACGATGCTGGAGTAAAAGTATCCTTACTAAAAATACCAATAACAGTTCTTGCTACATATAAAACAACTACTGTATGGTTAACTCCAGCTGTGTCTATAATACTTTCAACATTAAATCCACTAACTCCTTGTTGACTAGTATACAACGGGCCTGCCAATATAGTATCTAGTCCATCATTGAAGTAAAGCTGTCCTGTAGAATTGTTTATCCAAAGATCGCCAGACCCGATACTACTAGGCACTGTTGATGATACTATGGTTCCACTAGTTGTAGTAAAACTACTACCATTGTATACCTTGAGTATATTTTCACTAGTGTCGTACCATAATTGTCCAATTATAGGATAATTTGGTTGGCTCGTATTTGCAAAATTTTCTAAAATACGAACAAAGTTATCATTTAAAAAAGCTCCATAGTTAGTGGAATTTTTTCCAATTAATGTAAGATCTGTTGATGTCTGATCGATTGATCCGTCATTAACCGTTGTTAAAGTAGTTCCATCAGTAAGTGTAATAGTATAACTCATTATATGTTACCAGTAAAAATTATGTAATTTATAGTTTGATAAGGATTCATTACATTAATAGCTACCCCAGTAGCCCCAGTGACTGGTCCACTATTTGGAAATCCTGATCCTGTACTACCTTCAGAGATTCCATAACCGTCAATGGCTTGTCCATCAATAGCGCTTCCTGGAGGACTAACTACATAATATTGTGTTCCTTGAGCACTTTGCAAATTATGTGTATGAGCTGGCAAATTTTGAGACAACAGCACCACTGAACCTGTGGCAGAAGTATTACCGCCTCCTATTATATCAGCCGATACATCATTCACACGATGTGCCGCTGTACTAGGATTGCCATTTAAATCTTGTGTTGTACTTACTAAAGCTCCGCTGCTTGTAGGAACTGTTAGGTTATTATTCATATTATCTGCTCCTAGAGGGAATCTCCCTCTTAGATCAGGCAATCCAAATGTGCCAACACCTTGCAAAGATCCTACTGGTTTATATGAATAACCAATAACATTAAACAATTCAGTATAAGTGCCAATTAATATTTCAGATCCATCACATAACAAATATCCAGTTGGAACATTTATTCCAGCAAAAGGAAATATTGCGCCAACTGGTACTACCGCAATATGGTTAGTAAATACTTGTTTTGTCATGCTTACTAGACCTGAACCTGATTGATATACCAATAATTGATCGGATGATGTGGAATCAGTTGCAGATGGTTTGAGCGTAATAAAATTTGAACTAATGCTAGTAGTAAAAATAGCTGTTCCAGTACTAGATTGTCCATTGAAACTAACAGCATTACTAGTGACATCTCCTGTAATACTGAATACTGTGGGACTTGTCAACGATGCAGCCGACCCGCTTGCACTACCTTCTAAAATACCTGTGAATGTTCCTGAAAAATTTCCTGAAAAATTAGTTCCATATATATTTCTAAAAGGTCGAGTACTTGTTCCGATATCATACAATCCATTAGTGACTAAAGGTATTCCTAATGTTGAAGATTCAGTACTGTCTAAGGAATAGTTTGGTAATATTACCGCAGCAGCACTAGGATTAAAATTTTCATCTAAATAATTTAAAAAATATTGTCCATAACTTGTTACATCATCAGCAAACACTGATTTTTTGCCTACTGCCAGGCCTCCTTGAGTAACAATACTTCCAGTAGCTGTTGTAAAAAGAGTGCCTGAGGTATACGAAGCATCGGTTGTTCCATTAACATTAATACCAGTTAATGCAGTAATTGTACCAGAAACATCTAATTCAGATTGAGGAGATACATTGTTTGTACCAATTCCTACCCGACCCCGTGGATCTAAAAATGCTATTGTGTTCAATACTCCACTAGTATTTGTCAATTTAAGACTTAGGCTACTTCCGCTATTAGAAGAATACAAGGCTGGTGACCCATTGACAACTCCAAGGGTTAGGCCTAAATTTGATCCGATATTCAATCCACTGTCTGCTCTAATATTAAAGGTATAATTAGTTGTACTAGCTGTATCAGATCGCAAAAAGTTACTAGCACTAATAGCTGTATTATTAACTAATAAATTATCTGCTGAACTTGCAGTTCCATAAAGTCTAGTAGGAAACGGATTTGAAGTTGAATTGTATGTAGCATCAACAGAACTTAAATTAATGCCTTCATACACAATACTAAATCCCACAGTAAAAGATTTAGGTATAAATTTTTCTTTACTAATTATAGCTATTCTAGAATTGTTAGCATACATAGATATAACATTATGAGTAATGTTATTTGTATCAACAATTGCTTCGACTATTGGACCTGTTTGTGTTCCTGAACTATATTGCGGACCAACTAATGTCCAGTTACTACCCGTAAACAGATATAATTGATTTGTTACTGTATTAGCCCACAAATCACCAGCTATACTATTTGCTACAGCAGGAGCAGTTCCGCTTTTTTTCAAACTGCCAGCTGTTGTCCAGTTTGTACTGTCATATACTTTTAAAATATTTGTACTTGTGTCATACCATAATTGGCCTTGAACAGGATTAATTGGGCTAGTGGGTGCTGCAAAATTTTCTAATAAATGTAAAAGATCTTCTGCCAAGGGTTCTGCATAGTTTGGATATGCTTGCCCAACGAATTTTAAACTTGTAGAGTTATCGATTGTTCCATCAGCGACTGTGATAGGTACTTTATTTGGATTTGTTGTATCAGTAAACGGAATAGAATATGGCATTTGCTACTCCTTATACCGACACTAGGCCAGTCAAACTTTGAATTCGAACAGTATAATCTATTTGTATTAGTCTATTCAAACTTTTTAAAACAGGATGGAATATAACATGTGTTAACAACAAACTTTCTCCAGTTGTACTATAACTTTTTAAACCTAATTCATCAAAAGTAAATGTGCTATTTGTGCTAGATGTTGTATCAAATGCTGTTTGGCCACCTGGCTCGCCGTAATCTAGTAAACAAGTAACAAATACATCACTATAATTTGTACCTGTAGTATGCCTAGTTTCTGTAAAATTTCTAGTAGGATCAGTATTTGTACTGCTTGCACCGTCTACAACTTTAGCGTAAGTTTGATTATATAGACTTGCATTACTACCTGTGCTGTTTGGAGTTAGATATGTGATAATACCAGTGGGATCAATAGCTGTTCCGCCATTTCCAAAAGCCATCTGATAGATAAATCCTCCAGTGGTGTTATTAGATAAGGACTGCGCCAAAGCAATACTGATATTTTCGTAGTGAATTGCATTGCGTTTGTTGATATAAATTTCCTGTGAAACAGGGTCATATATTTTAATATGCCCTTCTATATGAATTCCTGTTTGATCTGTGGTCTGCATAATTAACTCTCTTTATCTAATATTTATCAATGTATAAAATGTACTAGTTTAATCCGTTCCAGATGATTTTTTGTAAGTTGAATACCATATACCAGTAGTAGCTTTAATAAATGATGCAACTTTACTATCATCGTTTAATATATTTAGATTACCGCCTGGATTTTTACCATCCCATGCGGTTCCTGTACGTTTGATTACAGTAACCTGTGTTCCTATATCTAACAAATTAGTTAATCTAATTTGTTTACCAACGCCGTCAACGGCAAAATCTGCGTCAAATCGTACATCTCCTGCCGGACTGTAAGGTGCTTTATTTACATTAAACACGCTGTAAGGTCTTTTTTGTAATCTAATGTTTCCTATAAAAAATGACCAGTTAGTTGCATCATCCAAAAATGTATCACTACTGGTATGATCAGTAATACATCTGTAGGTATAACTGCCAACATTTACAATAATTCCAACAGTATAACTGGTGTTTTTTTGCCAGATAGCAACATCATTATAACCACCTACAAAAACTTCTATCTGATCCGACTGTCCGTACCCTACAGGAATTGAAGTAGGATACAACTTCCAATATACACTATTGTTAGGACTATAATCTGTTAATTGAGATCTATTAGATATACTTAAAATAGCAATTTGACAAGAATAATAATGGTCATTATAAACTACAACATCATCTACGCTGTAAGTAGAAGAAATTTCATAAGCACCTTTATAAGAGAATCCAAAATCACTAAACCATGATAAGATTCCTGTAGGATCTGCAATTGAGCCTACAACAGGAATAAAGTTTAAATTAACAATATCGGAACCATTGGATACTAATGTAGTAGTTTGTATATTATCTGAATAAGGAATAGTTTCGCTTGAACCAATGTCTTGAACAAATGTTCCTGCATAATTCACATCTGTTATTCCAGTTCCCATTGTACCTCTGCGTAATCTGCTCAAGATATTTCCGGTTTTAACAAAATATTCTATTCTTTCTCCTCTAATTTCTATTACACCCGGTTTAACCCCTGGCGTTTGAAAATTAGATCCGTTTGTTAATGTTATTGTAGTATCGTTCCAGTGTAAATCAGCTGCCAGCGTAGTTTGTTTATCTAAACTTAATCGAGTATAAGTTGTTTTATTAAAAATATCTTTAAATTGCATATAGGCAATACCAGATCTAAGCACATTATCGCCAAATGTTATCAATGTAATTTTATCATTTAATGAAGGAATTACAGTTAACTGTATGCTCATGCGATCAGTAAGTAAAATATAATCTACACCCGGAACTAATAATGTGGAATTTTTTATTACCCAAATATAATTTTCATTTATTACAGTTCTATCTAATGTTACTCTTCCACCTTTAATAGAGTTATAATAGTAGTATTCAACCGATCCTTGAACTAAATTAGTTGATGTAGTTACTGTTATTTCAGTTCTTTGAATGTCTAAGGTGTCTTGTCTATAAGAACTTGTTACTTCAACAACATCGGTGTTTGAATAAGAATTAGTAAATGTTATCTGTTTTGTAGTTGGATTATAGAAATATTCTGCATTTGTTTTGATACTTATAATTAACAATTTACCAATGTAATTGTCATACGCAATTTTTGTAATAGTGATTGTTATTCCACTAAGATCTAAACTATAGTCTGTTCCTTCTACTAGTACATTGCTATCAACTATTACTACAACATCATTTGCCGAGATAGTATAAGGTTCGACTCTATCGTTATCAATTGTATAGACTAAATTATTATTCTCAATTGTATAATAGATATTAACTGGTGCATGTAGGATTTGTTGATTAGCTCTAACGATCATATTTGATTCATTAGGTAATGTTACTCCAATTGGATTTTGTAAAGTATAGCTTAATCCTCCATTTGTTGCCACAATTTCTGAATTAGTTATTGAAAATGTCTGTTCAGCACCAGATACAATAATATAATTTATTAAGGTACCTGATGATAATGGGGTAGGAAATCTTATACCAATAACATTATCTGCTGAATAAGTATTATCTGTTTTGAAAAATACTGGATTTGCCACTATACCATTTACATATACTAGAGGTGTAAAACTGTCTAACCAAGGCGCCTTCGTAATAAATTCATTAGTTATGTTATCTCCAATAAAATAATCAACATCTAAAATATTAGATCCAGAAAATCCAATCACAAATATACTTAAAATTTGATTTTGAGAAGGAGTTGTAGAAAGTTGTAATAAATTATTTGTATAATCAATATTAAAATCTACATTGATAGTTTTAAAAGACGATCCTAATTTTACAATGATTGATCCTGAACTACTAGGTGTTGTAATCAATTTAAATGAATTATTTACTCCGTCCGTGATGTAATTATCTACACGAATATTAGCAGAACCAGCATTAGGTTTATCATAAACTTTAATAGCTAACGCATCAATCACTTGTCCTGGAACAACTTCTTCTAATGCTGGACTACTAGTTTCTGTTACAAATCCATCACCGTCTAATACAATATCATCAGCTGATATGCCTTGTGCCGTAGTATAAACAAGATTACCTCCATCAATGTCTGTATCATAGTTTGTTGGGGTTAATGTTCCATCACTAGTACTTTGTCTCAATATAAATTCATCATTGCTATTCACAGTAAATGAATTTGGAATATTAATCGTATATTTTGTAGTGCCGTCGGCAGCTGTAGTCGTTGTTACAACTGGAGATGTAGTAGTTCCTATTATAGGAGTCAACATTACAGCATTTGAATTTGTTGGAGAAATTTCTGTAATAAGATCAAAATCTCCAGCATCTATTCTAACAGGATCGAATTTTCCACTAATATTAATGTTACTTCCAGCCAATACAGGATTAGCTAGCAGAATAATACCATTATTAAAAGTCTGTACTTCAACTGGATTTGACAAAGTTCTAGTAAATGTGATACTTGTTGAATTTGGAATAGTTTTGTACAAAATTCTGCTTAAACTAACAGTTGTAGAATTTATTATACTAATTACAGTCGTATTGTAGCTGAATGCAGAAAAACTATTGCATGTAACAATATCTCCTGTTTTTAAATTTGCAGTATTTGATACAGTAAGATTTGACGATCCAGCAGCATTTGTGATAAATTCTATTGTTTCATTTATTGTAGGTATACTATCAGGAGCCTTGTTTATATACACTAGATAATTTACCGTACTTCCAATAGTCGAAGTTGACACTCCGGTTACAGATTGCGTGGAAAAACCAGTGCCTACTAACCCTGTTCCGATATTAATTCCTACATTAGTTGTCACAGTTAAAGTAGTTCCTAGAACATAAAAAGAATATGTGCCTAAAGGATTAGCAGTAAGATTATTTGACAACACAACCGTTGTATCTAATAAACTTATTACTGTGGTATTTGTAGGAACGCCAACTCCTGATACAAATTGACCAATTACTACATTAGTAATATCAGCAAATATTATTGAAGATTGTCCTGTAACACCGCCCGTTGCCGTAATAGCAGCTTGAACCACTGTAGAATAATCTAATAAAGTTGTAGAAACTGTCGATGAACTAGCAGAAGACAGTGTTGTTGACACAGTTACTGTATATTGATTAACGTAAATACTTGCAGGCCAACTTAATGTAGACCCATCTGATTCGTAAGAAATATTGTAATTAGAAACATAATAAATGTTAATCTCAGTTCCTGGCACTGGAGAATAAGGCAATGTAAAACTATGGTTACCGGCATGGACTTGAACTATATAATCAGTATATGTTTCATCAAACGAGCTCCATGTATCTGTCATATAAGGTAAAACATTCCACCCACCGCCCGGAGTAAATCCTAAATTGCCTACAACATTTCCTCCGTAATCTACTCCCGACATTAATTGATTAAATTGTTTCCCTATCATACCATTAACAGGATTATAATAAAATTCAATCCTATCAGTAGCATTTAAAATAGAAATATCTTTATTATAATTTACCACAATGTTTGAATTAGCAACTGGCGCTGTTGTAAAAGTTATTGTTCCCGAATACTGAGTGTATCCCGAAGTAGTCGATTTAGCCACAGCAAAAGTATAGTTTTCTCGTAGTACTAGAATATTATCAATGTATACAGTAGAATTTCCTACTTTAATATCAGGAGCCCAGGATAACGGAAATTGCAATCTTGATCCCGATCCAGTAAATGTTTCAGTTACCGATGTATCTATAATATAATTTGTTGGTGAAATTCTATCAAATTTTAATTCCAATGAATTAGATCTAATAACCCCATCGCCTATAATAGCAACCAATGTTGCAACTTTTCCCGAAGATGATAATCCGCCTGACAAATATACTGTTGGTGCAACCAGATATCCGCTTCCAAAATTAGTTATAATAATGCGAGTTATTATACCATTGGTAAAGAAAGCGTTGGCGGTAGCCTGTATCGGATTAGGCCCTGTGGGCGAACCAATGATCACCTGCGGTGTATTAATATAACCAGAGCCTCCATCAGCAATTACTATCTCAGTTATCTTATATCCTGTATTGTCTAACCAAAACTTCCAAGGATAAGTTTGTATTTCTGATTGATCTGCTGTTATAGATCCGTTAACTAAGGCGGTGTTTATAATCGATGATGAATTATTTTGAATTATTGGAGGTAAATCAAAATCTGTAACACTTGTATATGTTGGGTCAACACTGGTATATTGACTTATATACTCTCTTATTTTTGTCCTGTAAGGTTTGACTTCAGCAATGTAATCTTGAAAATTACTTAAATTATCTATAGGATAGTATACAGGTTGGTTTAAAGATCCTACATTATGAGTTGCCCTTACAAAACTAGTCTTAAAAACCCAATCTAAATATAATTGTTCACTATGTGCATATCTTATACTGCTCAAAAATAAATCTAAATAACTTTGTTTAAGATCGACTCCAATAAAAATATTATTTTTCAATGCGTTTAAAATAATCCGTAACTCAGTACTAGCTTTAACATCAAAAGCACCATTATCAAAAGTACTAGCATCATAACCAACAGCAGTAAAATCTGTTTGATATAAATTACGATTTAATTGAATTGTACCATTTTGAATACCGACCACTGAATAACTTTGTGTCCAATCAGAACTGCTACTATCAGCAAATTTTTCTATTAAAATCCATCCTCCGGCATTTACTTTAAATATTTTTACCAATTGGCCAATATTAACTTGTAAAGAATTCAAATTAAAAAATGTTTGTATTAAAAAATCAGCTGCGCTGAATTGATTATACCCTGGAGCATACCAATCAACATAACTCCAATAGTTTCTAACATCATAAGATTGAGTTAAAGTTCTGGACCATATGACATTAACAGGATCATATGAATATATACTCCAATTACCATTTGCCTGACTGTCATTATGTACTAAAACAGAATAACTTCTTACAACACAAGTTGTTGTGTTGGGATCATAGCCTTCACCTGCCGTTAAAATAGTCGCATCGATAATACTTCCTGAAGAATTTATTATTGCTCGAGCTGATGCTCCTTTACCTGTACCTATAATTTCAATATAAGGAGCAATTAGATACCCTCTACCAATACTTAATATTTTAATTTTTGTTAATCGGCCATTGGTTATTACAGGACTCACTTTAGGAGTTTGAAATAGATTTATATTTGCATAAGGTAATTCGGTGTCAGTATCTAACACTGTATCATACAACGCAGATATGGTTGTTGGCTCTTTATCATATGATTCTAAACTACTGATATCATAATTATCTACTATCTGATTTGCTAACAAATCTCTATTTGCTTTTTCAACAAACTCTTTTAACGCTTCTACACGATTAATAAACATACCTTGTCGTGGACGGTTTTCAATACCGTAACGTAATTTAGGCGGCAAAGATGTGTCAGGAACTGATCGACCAAGCGCATCTACTCCGCATAAGCTATCGATCCATTTTTGTTCTATTTCACGAGGTAAATCAACAATGGCATCATTACTAATTAATTTCCACTGAGTATGAATATTTTGTTCTATATTATCTATTTTCCAATATTCAACAGATAAAACAACGTCAGAAGATTTTAAATAAGTTGCTACATTTGCTAAACTAAAAGAATTAGTGCTTGTTAATACCAAATAAGTATAACCCTGATTACGAGGGCTGGCTATTAAATTTGACACCGTCTGCGCTGGAATATGTCTTCCTTCTAGATTAGGAGTCAGAGTTTTATTTTTTACCCAATAGTAATAAGTATTTTTAAACACTTTAGCTGTGGTGTCGTACCGTTGTCTAATGCTGTAGGCACTATTACCATATAATGTTGTACCACTAATTCCTTGTGCAAGTCCTGGAATTGTATCAGCTAACGCATCCCATGCGGAAGGTAAAAGTGTACTAGCGACCCATTCATAAATATCAATGCTTGCTCCTGGTGCAAGCATATTCCACATGTTATTTCTGTAAGCTGCATCTGCAAAATAAGGATCATAAAATTTAGCTGTCCTTAAATCCCACCATAATTGCCCTACTTGAAGAGTAGACCAAAATGTTCCATTATCAGTATTAACAGTATTAATTAAACTGTAAGAATAAGTTGCTGGATCATAAAAAGATTTATATTTAATTTCTTCGTCTGCTGTTCCTGCAATCTTTCCTTGGATAGGATCAATTATATCTAAATAGGTTAATAATTCGCCAGTCGATTTATTATATAAAAATGCTTTTTTTAATTTTTTAATATCTACTTGCGATACTTGTGTTCGATAAATTGTCCAGCTTAATAAATTGGGGGATTTTGTATAGGTATACAACTGACCAGTTAATGAGCTACTACCGCTATAGTATGGAGATCCTACAAATATATTGTTAGGCCCAACTGCCATTCCCATTCCATAACCATCTTGTGTTTGTTCTATATTGTTTAGTGTTTCACTAAACACCCATTGAGTATTATAATTGTCATAAATGTCAATTCTACCTCCGTTTATATCAGTAGAAGTAAACAGTGTAGATCGTTCATCAAAAGTTGTTTGATCTAAATCTATAGTAGTTTGTATCGATGTAGTGCCAGTCTGGCTGTAAATTACCAGCGTATTACTGTCATTCATAAATGACAACTTATCACCAAAATTTGAATTAACTATAGGTTCAGTTATAGTTTGATAGCTAGTGTATTCAGAATTTAAATCATTGTATTGATATATCACTACTTGTGAAATATTAGTAACTTGTTGACTCACTAAACCAAGATTAGATATGCTAAAACTACTAATAGCAATAAAAGTACCTGAATCTGAAACCGTTATACTATTCTCAAATGAACTGTTAGCTACTGGAATAATACTATTAACTGTTAGTCCCGAACCTTCATTTTTATAAACATATACGCTGTTAGTTAACAAAGTTGGATTATTGTTAGAAGATGTTAGTAGTGTGTTTCCATCATAACTAACAACTAGTTGTTTTCCAAAATAACTGTTAGGCGACAAACTAGGGTTAGTAATTAATGAGCTATATCTCCAATTTGTAGTAGAAAACATCAGTAAACCATTTGGAGTAGAATCAGGAGTTCCTGATAAAATTATTGTTCCTGCACTAGCAACTGATCTTACATTGAATTGTAATAATGGATTGGTGATCGTTCCGCTAGTTGCTGAAGCTATTATAGTACTATTGTAATATGTTACTGATGTAGTAGTACCTGCAACCACTTCATAAGTTCCATTATATCCAGACACAGATATACCTGAAACTGTAATAGTCGATCCCGAAGCAAAAGGAGTGCTAGGTAATTCTGCAAATGTTAAGGTAACTAGTCCTTCTCCTGGACTTGCATAATTAACTCCAGTTATTTCTACATTTAAAAATATTGTAGATATTGTTGAAACAGCATCTTTAGCTGATGCAATTAATGCGTAATTAATATTTGATTGAATAGTACCGGTATTATCTGTAGCTGATGTAGTTGTAGTGTTGGCGTATGTTATATGCGTATTGCTTACTGATACAACTGTGTAATTACCGTTATAACCAGCTTCAGATACATTTGTTACAGTAATTGTATCTTGAGGTAAAATAGGTAAATTAGGAATTTTATCAAAGTTTAAAGTAACATACCCTACACTTGGGCTACTAGGAACAACCGAAGTTATATTGATAATAATTGGATTTACACCTACTGAATAAATGTAAGTGTTTGCTAAAACATTTGTACCATTTACTACTAGTCCTGGAGTAATACTTAATAAACTAACAGGTAATCCTTGAGAATTTACTATATAGTTAGGAGTATTTGTAGCAGTTTGAAAAGTTACTTTTGTAAGCACAGATGCAACGGGTTGATTTTTTGTAAATCCTGTACCTGCGACAGTCATCCCGCTGACAATGCCAGCTGTAGAACTGACATTTAAAACTGTTCCTGAACTGCCAACACTATCATAATAAGTTGTAACAGGAGTACTAGAAGTATAACTTAAAGAATAAATTTTTCCTTGAGAGCTATTATAACCAATAGCTCCAATATATAAATTATTATTGCTATCAAAGGCTAAACTAGATCCAAATAATTCTGTTACAGCTGCAGAGATTCCGACAGACGGACTGAGAATGGTGTCAACTAAATTATAAGTATTATTCGCATCTTTTTGGTATAATGTTATAACACCAGAGGCAGCAATATTTGTTCCTGTTTGGGTTACTGATAGATAAGGAATTTGTATCCAATAGGCAGAATTTATATCAGGATAAGCAGCCGTTGGAACATTTAATATCGCTGAATAGAAATTATTTTCATAATAAACTACTTGATTAATCAAATAGGCAGTCAAAGGTGAATAAACTCCTACATAATTTGTAGATGCATATCCCACTCCCGGGGAGCCTGCTGCAAGCCAAGTGCCATCTGGACTAATGGCCAATACTGTTGATATAGTGTTTACTGCATTTGCAGAACTCTTGGCTATAAATGGAACTGGTATTAGTTGTCTTTGAATCCAATCGACCGATGATCCTACTTTATCATATGTTATGATTTGCCCAGTTGACATGCCTGTAGCCGCTATATTATACTTACTGCCGGTAGCTATAACTTTCCCGTATAGTAAATAATCAGTTTTTAAAGGATTGTTTTGTACTGATTGCTTATATACAGAATTATAAATCCATGAAGCAGGCGTTCCATTACCGCTGTCATCAGTCCAGATATAGTCTCCGTTTTTTAAATTAAAAGAAAGAACATTACTAATCGAATCTAACGAATTAATTCTTTGACTAATTAGTCCGTAGATTATTAAATTAATCGGTTGAATAGCCAGACTTAACAAAGAAGTGTTAACTGTAAAAGAATTCAAATTAACAGATTGTACTTGATAAAAACCGTTTATGTAACTGAATTGCGATAACCCAATATAAAATCCTGGATTAAATGTTACCGGGTCTTGGGTAGTTATTGTCAATACTCCATTAGATATGCTGATAGATTTAAATCTAATTTTTATATCAGTAAACCTATAAACATTCCAACCAGTGTAATTATCAAAAGCCGACCAAATATATGAACCTTCTCTCAGTTTAGTTATATCAACAGCAACAGTACCTGTACCAGTTGGTATACTAGTTGCTGTAAAACTTAGGCCTTGTGTATTACTTGCAGCACCTGCTTGAGTAAAATCTGTGCTCCCGATTGTTAAAATAACATAGGTAATTCCAATAGTTATATTTGTTGCTGGCTGTGAAGATAGCCAATCTAATGTTTTAACACTTAGTGTAATGTCGTTAGAATCAACATAACCTGCGCTTCTTAAAAATTGATTAGTAGTTGAGACAGGTAAAAAAGGATTACTGTTATAGCCAAGTGGGGCAACATATATATCGTTTGGAGTTTGTTGAATAATAAAAGGACTGATAGAAGAATCTTTTTTATTAACTAAAACTGTAGACTGAGGATTAACTTTAAATAAATCTTGATTTAATATAAATTCTATATTATCAAATGCTGTAGTTGCTCCGTATTGTCCGACACGCACCGCCCATTCCTCATAGAATGTTAAACTTTCTGCATTGTCTGAACTCAATACATTGAATAATTTGTTCAATACATTTTGTGTTCCTTTTTCACGAATCATGCCTTGATAAAATTTAAATTCACTTACATCGTCTTGTATAATATTGTTAAGATATTGTCGTTTTTGATAACCAATTAAATGTTGAGCCAACGCTTGTTGACTACTATTAAAATTATCAACTTCAGTGCTGTAAAAATCTGTAAATTGCGTAGCAATATTTGTCCAATTTGTCAATATCTGATCGTTAGGTTTAGATGCTAATTCTGACCATTGTGTTTTATCAAATATTAACGCTCCTGGTATTAAATTACCAGATATAGGATCGGCTTGATAATAAGAAGATCCATATTTTACTATATCACCCACATTATAATCTTGCCACGGTTGCCATATATTAACTTTTGCAGCATCGTATAAGAATCCTGGAATATCTAATCCTCCATACCAATTGGTAGTAATATATCCCGATACTTTTAATCGTTCTCTTCTATATCCGCTTGTAGGATTATATATAATATCATTGAAAATTGTAGTGTTAGATAAAACAATTACATGTTCGTTTTGTACTAGGTAAAAACTTGCTCCGTAAATTCCATTTGAAATTTTAGGAATATATGCAACTGTATTGCCCTGACGATAACTATCTAAATTTTGTATTTCGAAAGGAGTGCCATCAACCTTAAAAATTTCATAAGGGTTAAATGGATTTGAAACATCATCAACAACTGTTAAATTAGTTACAAAATTTACTCCAGAAGCACTAGGACTTAGACTAATTACGCTGGCTCCTATATTACTCAAACCAGGCAATAATTTCCATTTCTCAGAATCAAATTCGTCTGCAATTGCAATATTGTATAAAGCACTGTAATAATCGCCATTATATCTAACAATTGTTCCATAATTATAAGACTGAGTAGGAGTCCAGTCACTCCATTTATCTTGACCTGTTGACCAATTTTGAGTTGTCCAGAACAAAAATTCATTGACACTAGTGTCCCAATTAGCTACTGCAGCATAATTGGTATTGTAATTGTCAAATTCAAATCCTTGATCTTTTAGATATTCGCCATATCCTTCTAAAAAATCTACAACCGACTGTACTGAAGTAAACACTGATCCGTAAGGAGCTATTAATGTTGCCGATCTATCCCATTTTGTTCTTAGATATACCGACACTCCGCCTAATATTGGCAGTGCTGGTAATTTTGCAAAAAGAGTTGGATTGAAAGGACTTTCAGAAGTAGTTACTTTGGCTCTATAATATTGTCCTTCGCTCTGTATAATCGATCCTACAACATAAGTTTGGCCAGGTGTATAAACTGTATAATTTTCAGAAATGCCGCCTATAGTAGTTGAATTTCCTTTGCCTATATACTGATAATATTTAAAATAAGGTTGAGTTCTACTATAACCTTTTACTTCAAAAGTACCGCCAGATAATTTTGTAACAATAACTCCACTATAAACTAATTTTTGGACACTAGAAGATTTGTTTAAAAATACTTTATAATTGTCTGTTGGAACAAAAACATTACCGGTACTCGAAGGAGTTTTAGATTCTAACAATAAATTAAATTGAGATTGATTAGTAAATGAACCTACCCTATAAGCTAACTGTATATTCATCGCGGATAAGTCATTACTATAAGAGTTATACCCAGAAACATTATTACTAAAAATATAATTAAAAATCAAATCTACAATATAATTTACTAAGCCAGCAGTTTGTACTCTCGATGCGCTAGAAAATGTGCTAGGTAAAAGAATATCTTTTGGTCTTATTCTCAGTCCAGTGGCCGAATATACTAGCTGTCCTGCAATATTTCTTGTTATACGACTTCTATCTAGCAACACTCCAAATGTCTGTCCTGGAGCTAAAATTAAGCTAGTTGCAATTACACTAAATGGATAGTAACTGCTTCTTGTCCATGCTGTTTCAACAGGACTTCCATCTCCAAATACAAAATTATTATCAACATTTGGCTGGTAAGTTCCTCCGGCTAGACCAGAGTCCAGCGGGCTAATTAAATTACCAGATTCGTCAACTGGTATATGATGCATCAAGAAAGGTTTAGCATATTCTGATGTATATACCGCAGGAACGCCTGGTTCTCTAATCATACCATCAGTAATATCTTGCCACATGATTAGATTATCACTTGTATATGGAGCAGGACCGTAGACTTTTGACCACCAACTAGGTTGTTGATTAAACCCAAGCATTTCCCATGGACATAAATTTGGCCGATCAGTATCTAATATATAACGATAAATTCCTCTCCAATATGCAGGTAAAGATGTATTATCAGGGGCTGCACTTTTAGAATAATTAAAAGTAAAACTGTTACTTCTATCATAAATCAAAGGTGTTGTAAGATCTTTACCTACTAGACCGGTCCAAGAATAAAAATTAGGCGCTAATACTTGATTAAATTCATCTCTAGAATAGTTATTAGTTCTATTATAGCTAGGAATTATTTTTGCAATATCAAAAATATCAGTGTTGTACTTTACTTTAATATTGTTAAAAATTCTTTTTTCTAATTCTAAAATCAAATTATCTCTATAATCATTATAAGCAGCAATAATACTACCATCGTGACCTTGTATCACATTAACTGGATTGACCAGTGTAGTATCTAAATAAATTTTTGGAGTAAATGCCGGCCACATACCTAATTTACTAGGCGTTGCAGGAACAAAACAACCATCTGTACTCTCGTATTCATATGTGCTAATAGTATCACCGTTTGTCAAAGATACAGAATCTGATATTACTACAAAGCCTTGACTGTTAAATGTATAATCTTGACCATAAATTAATTGAATTCCGTTATGGTATATCCCAACAGCTTGATTACTCAATACATCTAATGTAAATGCATTGGTTAAAGGATAATTTTTAATTCTATAATCTACTACTGCTAGATTGGTTATAGTACATGCACCATACGGAACCATATCACTAAGATAATATGGAGCTACATTAGGTTTATTCGCATTAATCTTAGATAATATAGCGTTAACAGTATTAACTGTATCACTATCAGTCCCTAGAGAATTTGCAATATTAATAAAATTTTGTTTAAAACTGTTATAATCTGTTCGAGATTGTTCTATTGCTTTAATAACATTATTTGTTTCTGATGTTATATGATAAATTCCTAAACTTAAAGGACCACTATGCTGTACAAATTTACTACCAAAAGGCGCAATATTACCTAAATCTCTTAAATTTCCGTCTCCTGGAAATGATCCAGAAAAAGTTGATAAATTATCTACAATGCTGGTTACATGGTCTGTCACTTCGCCTAAAGTAAAATTAGATATTGTATCATTTAATGGATTATTTTGCAAGTTCAAAGGTATTTCATAATAACCATTGGCATTAATAGGCTGTGCACTAAATGCCCTTATAGTTAGTACATCCGTTGTGGTAATATCGTTGTTTAATTTGACTTGATAATAATCAGGTTTTGTGATTAATTGCCACAAATTAGAGTTTAATCTTACACCATTTACATAAATCTTTACAATTAAATCAGATAAATTAGAAATACTATCAAAAATGTCAATTGGAAAATTGTTTGCCAGGCCTGAATTTTTATAAATTCTTACAGCAGCTTGAGATTTTTCAATCTCGCTAGTTTGCCATCCATTTAAATATACTGTATTTCCTGCATAATCTAAACTAGATAAAAATCCTACATCTATAGTTTGTGACTCAACAATTGCTGATTTTTTATAACTAAATGTATCGGTGTTAAGATTAAAATTAAAAACAATATCTCCTATATTGTTTACATTTTGATATGTTAACGGAAAACCTAGTACCAAGTCTGATACACCCGATCCTATTGCATAAGAAAATAGTTTAGTACCGAAGAAAGTGCTACCAGTATAATTAGTTTTATCTCCAAAACTTATCCCGTTACTATCTACTACATCAAATAATGGCGCTTGATTAATTCCTGTTTTTTGTTGCCCTTCAATCCAAGATGTGCCATCATACCAGAACATTTTGCTTTGATTGTCAACGCCTTGTTTTACTAAAGTTACTTGATTTATTAAAGGTGTTGATACTTTTACTAAGTGCAATTGATTACTGCCGCTAGACAAATGTTTGACATCTACATATTCTACACGATAGATATTATTTTGCACTAACGGATCTAGATCTGCTGTAAATATTATTAGCATCCCTGGAGCTAGATCTATACCATCTACATTATACCCTGCACTTCCTTCAATTATTGAAAATGCATCATTGGTATATGTATCAATCAAATCAACATCAACAATTGCGGTAGTTCCTAAGTTAAATAATTTTAGATCTGCATTAAATTCTATAATTGGTCGAGTAGCTCTAGTTGTTTGATCTAAACTTACTACATCATTGTTGTATGTTGCACTAGTATTAATCACATCTTTATGAAACCAACGATTATACCTTGACCATGAATTATGATCCCTGCTAGATCTATTAATAGTGATATAATCTGGAGATCCGGCATAACCTGCAGCGTCATCAAAAGGTTCAGAATCCCAAGGTAACTCATCAAACTGAACAGATTGCTCTGTTGTATAAGGGCTAATTATTTCAAGAATTTTTGAATTAATTAATTTAATTGCGTTGCCCACTCCTTCAACATAATATTGACCTGTGGCATAGCTTGTTGGAATAACTGTTCCGCCAAATTGTAATTTCATTCCATTACTTAACTTAATACCATTAGGCAAAGTAACAGATTGTTTTCCTAAAATATCTGTTTCAACATTGATGACAGTATCATTGGTTATATTAAAAATTTCAATAACGCCGCCAAGATTTATATCAGATTCACTTTGATAATAAAGAACACTAGGAGCATTAAGTGGAACAGTAAATGTCATTGTTCCAGATGTAACTCCATAACTATCAATTCCAGTTGTTATGTATCTAGAAAGAATCCCAGTTGTCCGGTTACTCATAATACTAAAAGGATTTCCCGGGCTAGTAATATTGAAAGTATAAGTTTGACCCCTATATAATTTTAATATTGGATTAGGTGTGAATCCGTCTGGGGTGATATTATATTGATTGTTTGACCCGTCAGACTGCAGTTTCACACTATAAACGCTATCAACAAGTTGTTGGTTGCCATAAACTGTTATAGCATCAGGTCCGTACGGCAACCAATAGTAATTTTGAAAGTTAACAAACTTATCCCAGTCAATGTGCGGATCCCAAGAATAAAATTCTTCGGCATTTAATCGAGAATGGTTGCTAGTATTGCCGCCGAACACGCCAATTTGATTTACATAATCAATATAGTCTTTATAAAAAGTGATATTACCGATAGAATCGGTAATTGTAATACCCGGTTCTAATTGATAGTTTTGTCTTACTTTATCAGCAGCATTTATGTATACATCTGCTCCAGTTGACGCTTTTGCATTTTCTCTTCCAATGTATCCGCTAATTTTTGTAAGCGTACCCGGTTGGAACAGTTGATCTATTGTTGATTGTAAAAACTTTTTATTTGCAAGAGTTTGATAAAAATTTGGTAAAAGACTTGCACTAAGGCTTGTGTTATTGCTATTTGCCATTAGGCATTACCTCCAAAGACAGCACTACTTATAATTTGGTTAGTAGTAATACTATTAACTGTTGTAGTTATAGTTTTTAAATTACTACTAGTAAATCCGTTAACTATTACAATATCGCTAGCTGTTGCACAACTTATTAAGATACTATCGCCCGGACATTGAATTTCAAATAAACTACCAAAATACAAACCTGGTTGTGTAGGCACGATTGCAAAATTAATAATATCTGGAGCTAGCTGATTCATCACATACGTGCTTAATTCTGTAAAATAAAATGTATCTCCAAAATTCCAATTTTCTAATGCAAAAAAGTTGTTGATGGCCGTTAAAATTCTTGCTTGGACATCGGCAGATGATACAGAACTATTGGGATTAATCATCACATTAAAAGTAGCTTGCAATTCAGGAGTAGATTGTTTACCAAACAATAAAGTATAATTGACTGGATGATATATTATTTCATCACTTATAGACTTAATAAGATTTAAATTAGGAGCTAACAGTGTATACAATTCGTCACTACTAGGAGGTAAAGGTTCAGTTCCACCTGCCACTACCCAAGTTCTAAATGCAGTGTCGTAAGCTGTTGTAAGCACATAAATGTCAATTATATTGCTAGATCCTGGATCAATTCTAGAATCATAGTCTGCACTATGATTGTATTGAAATTTTAAATCACTCCTTCCAGTATAAACTTTATAATTTAGACTAGGTAACAATTGTCCCAAAGATAAATTTAATTGAAATACTGTATCAGTATCAATCGTATAAAAATATGTACCATCCGCATAATTAGATAAAGAACCGATAGCGGCTTGAGATGCGACTATAATAACTGGACCTGTAAGGGGATTATTTTGTACATATTCATAATCTTCTTGGCCCTCTGAAATCGAGTATAGTTGTTCTACAATGTAGGTATTTGTACTAGGATTAACAATATCTAAAAACAATTGGGGATTGTCTGCTATACCAGTTCCATTAGAATCTAAAAATGTAATCACTAATTTTTTAGGATCGATATACCCGTCTTGGCCAAAATATTCAGATGAAATTCTCCAAATTAAATCTTGAGTAAAAGGTGTAGTAGATCCTGGTTGTTTATTAATACCTAAAATTTTTATTGTATCAGTTATAGTTGCAGATGATACAGAATCATATATGGTTTGACTACTATCAAAATAGAAAGTAACCGCTTTATCGCTTTCAAATATATATCTTAACTTTCTAGTTGTAATCGTATATGTTTCAGTATCAGTTGTAAATAATATTAACCAACTTGAATCTAATTGTAAATTTGATTGACTTCCTTGGTTTGCAAGATTAAAAATACTGGTAGAATTTAAATTAGACGGGAATATAATTTGCCAACTTTGTGTTATAACATCATATCGTAGTCCAAAATTATTATTAGCAAATATTAAATCAATCATTGTTGTAATAACTGATGGTGTAATAGTTGTTACAAATTTTGGTATAATTTGTGTAACAATTGGTGCAATTATTAATCCTGATACAGTTGTGTTAGAAATAACTTTGTCTAAAACTATAGGACCACTCGATACATTATTAATAGTTACAACTCCTAATCCATTTCCTGTTCCGTCATTGTTAACACTAATAACAGAAGCCCACAGATATGCTGTTCCTCCTTCTGGAATGCCAGATGATGGAATAGCAGTCAATGTAGTAGGTGATGCTAAAGTATTAAAGTAATAACCATTAGGAGCAACAAATTTTACCAGAGCACCTGCTGTTAGATATTTTAAATCGTTAGTTGTATAAGAACCAACTTTATAAGGAACGGTATTAATACTTGTAGTGCCTAAAAAACCACTTACAGTATTACTATCAGTAGTCACTGTATACCAAGATACATTAAGACTAACACCAATATAATCTATAAAATTTGCATAATAAAAATTTTGCAAATCTGGAGAAGTTAATATATCATACAGTGTATTATAAATTACTCCTTCAATATCAGTCTGTGTTACATAAGTAAAATTTACAGCCGATGTGTATTCATCTTGATAAATTATTCCATCATCAGCAAACAATGTAGTACTGCTATATTTTCCTGTAGGATCTGTAAGATCAAAATAACGACTTATACCGCTACTAGTTCTATTAATTGATTTTACCTTAGCTATTTGAAGATTAGCACTGAGTGGACTAATATTATAATCCTCACCAGTAATCATACGATTTTGTGTATAGTATGTCTGAGGAGCATTTGTTTTTACACTGCTGTTAGATTCTGTAGTAGAAGCATTTGTTACGCTGCTGACAAGGTTAAGACCTACACTTAAAGTTTCTTGAGATCCCGATGCACCAATATAAGGTATATTTACAATAACATTGATGATATCTGTAGGATTCACAGTATAGGACAGACCGTTACTGACTCTATAGTATACTCTAAAATTTCCTATAGGCAAATTTCCAAATGTTCCATCACTAAATGCTAAACTAATCGCATCCCCAGCCCTACTGATAATACTATAGATATTTTTAATCTTTGAATTAATACTATTATAGATAATATTATTTCCTGTTAGCGCAGGCACTTGAGTCCACAATTGATACTCTAATCCTGTACTCTGATTTAAACTATATAACCAAACATCGGTATTATTAATATTCTGTGTATTAATATCAATAGTTTGATTAGCTGTAGGCTGACTAACAGTAAAAGTTCCTTGAGACAAAGTGCCTTGTGTAAAGTTAAAGAAGAATCCGGTGTTTGAACTACTTGCTCCATACCCATCGTCCGTGTACACACAAGCAATCTTATTTCCTACCATCGGTGGTTCTTCGTAAATATATTGTTGATTTGCAAATGTGGTGCTAGTAATTTCAAAATTCATTCCGCGTCCGGCAATTGTTTTATTAAAAGAATAAATTGGAACATTGTTGTTGTTAGCATTAAATCGGTATTGAGCTGTAGGAATACCATAAATCGTAGCACTATCTACTGGATTTCCAAATTGATTTGTTGCAGGTAAAGCAGCGTTTATTACTGTTATAAATTGATTATACCAGTTGCTATTACTAGCATCATTCCAACTTATAAATTGCCCTGCTAGATTTCTACCATTACTGTCTAATACTGATTCAGTAGTTTGTACAGTATTAAACTTTAGTAATCCATTTGCGGCAGTTGTTCTGCTAGCATTATACCCAATCATTCGAGCTAATCTTAGCACACTGTCACGACGATTAGCCAGCTCTAAAAAATTCTCTCTAGCGTTTAAGTCAACCCTAAAAGCTACACTTTGACCTACATAAGCTATCAGGTCTATAAGTGCAAGATATTCACTAGATTCGATATAATCATTAAAGTCTTCAGGATAATTAGTGCGAATATAATCAATCATTGTACGGCGTAAATTTGCAAAGTCATAGCTTTGGAAATCAGCATTCTTAAATGATTGATAAATTTTTTGCCAGTCTTCGGCGATCAGCAGGTTATTTTGACGATCCGTTGAGCTCATAATATGTCCTAATAACTATATTTATTAGATTAAATTATGTGGATAGTTTATTGAGATAACAACCCATTGGCTTGATCGAAGTTAAGTTGTAGTTTTTCTTGAATGTTATATAAAAGATATTTTAAATCACACTGAATTTGCAAACCAGTTTCATATGGAGTAATTAGTATATTTTCAGCTTGTATTCTTGGATCGCTGTTAAAAATTTGGTTTACATTTGTTAAAATAGCATTTTGAATATCTGGGGTCAAGGGTTCAAATAATAAGTCCCATATAACTGTACCAAAATTAGGCTGCATAAGTCTTTCACCTTGCCTAATATAAAAATGATTTAATAAATCTTGTTTAATTAATGCAAAATCATACAATGCAAAATTTGTTGTTGCACTACTAATTGTGCTAAACCCCCTATATCGTTGTACGGAGTGAGAAGGAGGAAAATTATTTTGAGGAATTACTGTTTTAGTGTATAGTTCAGTCATTTTTAGCTACTGCCTTTTAAAAATGTATCTTTTGACAAATGATAAGTTTGCCAGCTCGATGGAACAGATGTAGCTTTTGAAGTAGATGATGGAGGGTAAGTAGCCGCTGAATTGTTGTATTTGCCTTCTAATACATATACACCGTTCTCCAATAAGTAAGCGTTACCGTCGCTTCCAAGATATTGATTTTGAGAATATCCTATAACAGTTTTGCCGTCTGCACTGTACTGAGGGTTATTGTAACCTGTGTTAGTATATGTGATTGCCGATGAAGTATTTGAAGCCATTTTTTCCTCTATTAATTTATTTACCTTTTATGGAATTGGCAAGAGTAGTCGCGTTAGTCGCTATTTGATTTATCAGCGGAGCTCCAATGCCAGCTTGTCCAGCTGCAACAAGTTCCGCACTGGCAGCTGCAGCGGCAGATGTTGCTGAGTTTAATGCAGATGTTGCTGAGTTTAATGCAGATGTTGCTGCAGATGTTGCCGAGTTTAATGCAGATGTTGCTGAAGATGTTGCTGAGTTTAATGCAGATGTTGCTGAAGATGTTGCTGAGTTTAATGCAGATGTTGCTGAAGATGTACTATTTTCTGCTGCCGCTGCAGATTCTGACGCTTTTGTTTCAGCAGCAGATGCATCGGCATCTGCTTTTTCAGCAGCTGCAATGTCTGATGATTGTAATATTTCAGCATTGTTATTTTCTACAGGATCGCTAGCAGCTGCATCTTTTTCTTCTGTCAGGGTATCTTTTATTATTGCAGCTGTTACACCAGCTGTTTTAAGTTGATCTGCGCTGGCTTTTCCTAATGAAGTATATAAACCAGTGTCGTCACTATAGCTATAAAGATTGCCATCGCTGCCTACAAAATTGCCAGAATTATCATTGGCATCTGTAAAATCAACTATGTTCAAGTCTGTAGAAAATGCTTCCCTATTTGTATTTTCTGGAGTAAATCCTGCTGGGTTTAAATTTTCATGGCCAGGATACGGTTCTATAGTAGGAACTCTTAATGCAATAGTATTAATTGTTGGGCCTGCACCAGCAGGTACAGATGATCTATCAGGTGTAGGTAAATCATAAGGAGTTAGAGGCACAGGTGGAGATGCTTTTAGAGCTTTATCAGCTTTGGCTGCACCTGATGCTACGCCCGAATTTAAATTTATATTCCCACCATCAATTCCAGTATTAGCCGCTTTAATTAACATATCACCGGCACTATTGAAATTTGTTCCTCCTCCTGCTGTAAAATTGTTATCAGCACCGCTATTGAGTTGAAACTTTGCGCTAGTAGTTAATAGAGTGTCACCGGTTACATTAATTGATAATTTATCTTTTATAGTTATTTTTGTAGCACCATCAATAGTTTTATCTTGTTTGCCTTTAATTTTTACTTTGTTGTTTTCGCCGACCAACAAAATTTTGTTCTGGCCAATTTCTGTATAGTGTCTACCTCCAACTTTTAAGCTAAAATTACGGCCGCACTCCATATTAATATCTCTGTCAGCATAAAAATTAAAATCATTTCTAGTGTGCATACTTATACTATCTTGAGCAAACACATCCATTTTGCCATCGCTTGTTAATTCTATCCATGCTGTACCTCGGCTATTGGAAATATAAATTAAATCTTCCGTATTGTGTAATAAAATTTGATGTCCTGTTCGAGTCCGTAATCTAATCAGTTCGTTAGCTGGCCTAGTTACATCACCATCTGTATCACCAGCATCTATGCTGGCGTACTCAGGAGGCCCTCCGACTGTACTCCCATTGTCTATATTGCCTGGCGAGGATTTACGGAGCCAATTAGCATCACCATCGTCCATGACAAAAGAACTGCCACCTAATCGACTAACGAATGTATCAGCTAACCATTCGTCTTTACCAATTTTAAATTTTTTAGCATCAGTTCTTTTATCTAGTGGCCCAGGAGTACTAAAACCAAATACATTACTAGGACTTTCTCGTCTAGCACTACTAGAAGTTATGCCCCGAATATCATCTAAAATCAATCCTTGTGATTTTAAAACATCGTACAAAGGATGAGTTGGTTTTTGAAGGGCTTCTGGATCTTTTGGATTATTATTAGCAGAAATTGCCTTATTATATTCTGCCGCCGGAGCACGGCCAGCATTAGAAGATGCATCCTTTTCAACAGCATTTACTAATGATTGCGTTGCTGCAATTCCCGGCATCATAAAATTCATATTATCGTCAGGCACACAACCTATCCAATAACCTCGTCGAGGATCTCCATCGATAAAAATTACTACAACTGTTACTCCAAGATCAGGAGGCACCATCCACATGCCATAGCTTTTTTGTGTATCATTATAGTCGTTGTTTTGTCCATTGTAAGCAACATTTGTAACACCATAAAAAGGACTCATATACTTTACTTGATGTAATTGACCTTCTGAAGGTGATCCGCCAACAGGTTTTAGAATTTCTACCTCTAAAATTCCCATGTAAGTAGGATCAAAATTACTTACTACTTTGGCAAGAAAAGGTCCCGGTTTTGGGTCCTTAGGTGGAGCTGTGTATTCTTTTGTAGATTCATCTGCCATTAATTTTCTCCTTAATCTGAATCACCACTAGTATCCTTTGGTGGATTAGATACATTTAGTGTGTTGCTTGCCGATCCAGAACCTGACAATTCTTGTCCATTCCTTCTTGTACCATTTAATTTCTGTGTAAAACTGCCGCCATCAAAATTACTAATAACTTTAGTAACTTGATAAATTCCACTCCATTGAAGCAGTGGTACCGAACCGCCCGAACTACTGCCAAAATCATAAAGTCCAGTAGCTTGATTAATATCTATAGGACTTCTAAAATTTACTATAACATCAACTTCACCGTTTTGATAATTAACTGAACCGTCTGTATTTAAATTTTGGTATTGTGTTGGCATCGAAGTATAGTTGCCTGTGCCACTTTGTGCAATCCAATAAGGATCTCCAATAATTTTCATATCTAACTGCACCATACCCGAAGCACTTGTAATTGCATCATGGAATTGTTGTGCAGCAAAAGTCTGCTCGTTACCGATACCTCCGCCACCTTTTCCAATCCCAGAATAAGTTGTACTAGAATATCTAATCAGTTGAGGTAATACACCTAGTTTTTTTTGAACTGCTTGACCGTTTTCTAATGTCTGTAAATCAGTAGTTTGTGTATTATCTGCTCCAGATGCCGATGCTTGTACTTGATTATCTATTGTTTTCTTTATACCAGTAGCGCCCATCTTGCCTGCAAATCCTGCACTTACTTCAATATTAAAATTTAGGACATCAACATTTTTTCCTGTGTATATATAGTTATATTGTTTAACACACTCTTTTGCTAAATTATCAAAGCCTGGAGCTTTAGCATTAGGAGCTGTAAGTTTACTTGAATGAACTCCATACGGAACAACTCGATATACAATCACTCTTGGTTTGTCACCTGTGCTTGCGGCGTTTGATGAATTATCCGTTATATTAAAAACTTGAGTATCAACACGCCACCATGCACGTTGTCCTTTGTCATCTACATTAGACGCATCTAAATTTTGAATAGAATATTGACTATTCAACAATACTGTATCTATTGCCGTGGTAATTTCTGTATCTTGGCTAAATCGTAAATCTCCTATTTGAGGATTAACTGTATTTCTACTACGAATTGCGTTACCATTACTATCAATAACTTGATTATCTTTTCCTATAGGAGCATCGCCTTTTCTAGTATCACTGAAACCCATAAGAGCTTTACCAATAGCGTTCACATTGGCAGGATCTTGGACCAATGTACCGTTTGCTGGAATTGAACTTTGTGTTAAACCTAATTTCTTTGCAACAGCATCAACTGTAGAAGCGTCCGATTGTGTAGTTGCACCTTGACTGCTTTCTGTGCTGCCGGCTGAATTTGATCCACCCGAACTAACATCTAATGGAAAAAGTATTACAATTTGATCAGGAACAGCGACAGTATTTTCAGTTTTTAACTGTTGCAATCGTTTGTTTAACATAGCTTGTAGACTTTTTTCTCCAGTTTGTAAAACTTCTTGTACAGTCAATCCTTTAACACTGGCATCATTTTTTATTTGAGATACATGAGCGCTTAGAGCTGTACTATTCCATACCATACCGCTACATTTATAAACTGCGCCTGCTTCAGTTACCGTCATAGAAATCTCTCCAAATTTAAAAGGAATTTTTCGGCCGGTTTTAGGAATTGTTTGCATGGTTCCTGTTTCAGTGTTACCTTTAAAATCTATTGTTAACAAAAACGGAGCCTGAGTGTAATTATCGTGATTAGAATTCCATGCAGCTTGTTGTAAACTCATCATGAATGTGCCCATACTGTAAGGTTCAGTTATTGTAAAATCTATTTTTGCCACATTTGTATTGTTGCCTTTTTCAAGACCTATTGTACTTTCTAATTCTACTTTGTCTATAAAATAGTCAAAAGTACCAAACGCCATCTTTACACGATTTGTAGGTTGAGAATTAGCATCCATAGCAATAATCTGTGGAGGAGTTCCTCCTGATATATAACCCGAATCTGGATTGTTTAACTGATCATCAGTTAAACAAGATAATCCTAAAACATAGGTGTAGCTAGCATAAGAAAATAAAGGATTTGGTAAAGGCAAAGTAATGCCCGATACTGGAGTAAAAGCTGTACCTAAACTACTCAGAGCTCCTGAAATGGCATTTCCTATCGACGATAATGCGCTTGAGGCTCCTGAAACAATCGAACTTACACCTGAACTGATAGAACTAGTTATACTGGTTGTAGCTGAATCGATAGAGCCTGAAAGATTATCAAGACTCATATTATAATCCTAATACAGTTACCAAACTAGATTTTTTTAAAATATAAATTTGTGTTCCTGGTACAAAGTCTAAAATAGGATCTTGTATAACATCTAAATTTCGTTGCATAAAGACCCACCATAAAGAAGGATCACCATATAAATCATATGCTAATAAATCAGGACGGTAAGTATATTGCGGTTCTATTTTATATAAAAAATCATCTGGTTCTGCAGGTACAGGGCGAATAGTCAATATATCTAAATAATTATTGGTAATTGAAGTTTTATACCACGGACTTGTATTAGCGTAACTGGCTGCCATATTAAATATATCCAAAAGAATTGTTGAGGTATCCACCAGTAACAAATGTGTCTAGACTAAAATTCTTAGCACTATTTCTACTATAAACTGGTTGTAGTGTAATACTTAAAGTACTTTTAGTCGGAACATGGCTTACTCCGCCACTAGTAGTACCAGTAATACCTAAAGAACTTGCTAAACTTGCCACACTACTTACACTTGATGCTATACTACTTACCGTACTAGTAATGTCACCGATACCAGGAATGGCAGAACCAAGACTGTCAGATAAACTTCCAATTGCACCAGCAGCTCCGCCGATAGCTCCAGACAGACTACCAACTACATTTACACCAATATAATCACAATTAGCATCCAATGATGTACTAAAACTTGTTACAACTACTGGAACATTCTTGAACACATAATTGCCGTACCCGTTAAGAAAAATTACAGGAGGAGGATTTCCTGCAAGTGCATCAGTTCCTGAAAACATTTTTGTTAAACTTCTTAAATAATGTACGGCAGCAATCCAATACAACCCCTGAGTAGCATCTTCTACATTAAATGGTGCAGATATAGATATAGAGCCAGGCTCTGTATTTTTAAATGCTTGAAATGTATAGTTAGTGTGGGTAGTATCAATTTTGTTATAAGTTGCATTGCTAGATAAATTAATTGTAGGAGTGTAAGGAAAGATGAGACCACCCGCATCCTTTAAAGGTTTTAAAACTGGACTGCCTGCAAAGCTAGTCCAAGAAGAAAGACTCAATTGTACACGCCAATCTGCCGGATTAACGCTACTGCTAAAACTAGAAACAGCACTGACTATATTTCCAATTGCTTCGCCAGCTGCAGGTAAGTTACCAGATCGCAATGCACTTCCTATGTCGCTGGCACCAGAAACAGCACTAATGAGATTAGTCGCGCTAGATGCTGTTTGAACTAAACTATCGCCTAAAGCCATAATATTTTTCCTTTTTGGTATATTATTTATTTGACTTTATTATGTGCGTAGTTTATAATTAGATATTAAAGGATTCTCAAGGATGACAATAAAAGTTAATTACTTAAACAACAAGGATATGTTGTTAGAAATACATAGGTCAAAATCATCTTATTGTAGTTTTACCAGTCCAGAATATCATCAATATGATTTAATTTTACCCAGTATTGATAAAATTAACATTCGAACAATAGCAGAAGCTAAACGAGTTCGGGCAAAAAGATTAGGGCAACAAGAATTTGAACGCAGAAAGCAAGCAGGCGAAAAAATTAAAGTTGCAGATTGTGAAGTAGATTACAAAAAAATAGCAAAAACAGATGTTATATTTAGAGTAATGACTTTTGATCATATTCCGTTAAACGGAACAAGAAAAAAGAACCCTAAGAGCCTTGCAGATCACAGAGATAAAGTAAATTTTCCTCCTTTCCAGCATTGGAAATTCGATGATAAAGACGAGTTAATATGCGTGGGTAAAAGTCATTGGAAAGGCGATCTAATTAAAGGCAAATTTGATCGAGATGCAGGACAAATCACCGATACTCTTGCTCGCATGATGATCAAATTATGCGAACGATATGCTACTAGAGGTAATGTTCGTGGTTACACTTATAACGACGAAATGAAAGGCATGGCTATTTTACAATTAACACAAATAGGTTTACAATTTGATGAAAGCAAAAGTGATAACCCATTTGCTTATTTTACTGCCGCAGTTACAAATAGTTTTGTTAGAGTTATTAATACTGAAAAGCGTAATCAAAATATAAGAGATGATATTTTAGAAATCAATGGAATGAATCCTAGTTACAGTCGTACTGGTGCAGGTGAGCATGAAGCAGCTATAAAACGATTTGATGAGAGTAGCGAATGACAAATTTATTTAAAAAAGT